TATTAAAACAGCTTATTGGATTCAAAACAATTGTGACTTCGATCAATTGATCCTCGAGTTCTACAAAAAAGATGATCCCGCGGGTGGCTGGGTCCACGTGTCGTACAATGAAAAAGGTGCGAACAGAAAACAAGTTTTGACTTATGACGGGAAAAGCTACGAAAACGGTTTACCGGACATGAAATGGTCAGGAGGGAAGGTAGTAGGATGATAGAAAAATATAAAAAAGCATTACATAGTTGGTTTAATAAATATGAATTGCAATACAGAGTATTAATGTTAATTGCAGTGGTTTATTTATTAGTTGTTCATGCTATGGGCTGTTAATTATGGCAATTTCTAGATCACAAATGGCCAAGCAACTTAAACCAGGATTAGGTAGAAACTGGAAGCGTGATCCCTATGCCAAAATCCTAGAATCTAGACTGTATGGTCAAAAAGTAGTACAATCAAAGAAGTTGTACAACCGAAAACGGTCTAAACAATTAACATAGACAATGGGGCCCCACAATGGCAAAAAAAAGAAAATGGCTTAAAAGAATCGGTAAAGCAGCACTTGCTGCTGGAGCAGCCTATGCTGGATCTAAATTTCTAGCTTCACAAAAACAAGGATGGGGAGTTAATGAGGGTTTTACTGACATGGATAAAAATGTAGGTAAAACTAAAGAGTGGATTACTAAAAGAAATATATCTGATAATACTATATTACCTAAATCGAAACCAAAGATTCCTTTTAAATGGAATCCTTTGAAAAAGGAGTTTTGGAAGCAAGAAATAAATATTCCTTTACCTCAAAAAAAATCCGTAGATGTTTTTAGTCCAGAGATTGTAGATGCATCAGCTAAAAAGGGAAAGCATATTAGATCTTACGATGATGGCGGAGAGATTGTAATAGGAAAAAACGTAGATAAGGATTTATTATAATGTCGGATACAAGTAAAAGTAAAACAAAAGGTGTAAATCTTAATTTAGGAAAAACTTTTGAATCAGGTTTAAACATAGGTTTTGATTCTTTTATTGGAGAGACAAAAGAAACAGGAGACTATAATCTTCAACCTAAAAAAACAAAAAAGATTAATTTAGGAAGTAACTTAACTACTCCTGGTGGTACTACGCTTGGAGTAAATTATAGTAGATCTAAAGCAAAAGAAAATAAATATTATCCTAAAAGAAAAGAGGAAAGTTTAATTTTTAGTATTTCTAAACAATTTAATACAGGCGGAGACGTTCAAATTCACAGAAAAGGTAATGTAGATAAGGATTTATTATAATGGCTAATTTAATGATGCCCGACGCTGATCCAGAATTCAAAGCTTATTTAAAAGAAAGAGCTAAAAAAGAAGCTACAAGTGATTATCATTCTTTAAAAGAAGATTTTGAAAGTTGGAAAAAACATAGAAAGCCTAAAAAGGCTTATTTAGGTACTTTTATATCAGGAGGTCCAGGCGGATCTAATCCGACATATAGAAAGTATTATAAAGGTATGTTAGATTAATGTTATGCCATTTCAATCTGAAAAGCAGAAGAAATGGATGTGGGCCAACAAGCCAGAGATGGCAAGAGAGTGGACCAGTAAATATGGGAGTAAAATAGAAGCTAAAAAAGGTACTATGGCTAAAAAAGATAAAAATTGGATTCAAAAAGCTACGAAGAATATGCGTAAGGATAAACCTTGCACAGGTAAAAAATTTGGTGGACCTACATGTCCTCCAGGAACTAGACGATACAACCTAGCTAAAACATTTAGAAAAATGAATAAAGCAGCTACAGGTACAATGGTTAAAGCTGATACAGGTACATGGATTACAAAAAAAACTTCAAAAAGCCTATATGGAGCTGGACTTGGAACTGCTGGACTACCAAGTCAGGTGGAACCACCTAAAACTTTCGGGTATCAAAAATATAAAACACATCATGGTGAACCTAAAGACGATTCGCCTTGGATTAAGAAAAAAAGAAAGTGGGAATACAAGTCTTGGATTAAAAAGAAAGAGAAACCAATAGAGTGGATTAAAAAGAAAGAGAAACCAACAGAGTGGATTAAAAAGAAAGAGAAACCAACAGAGTGGATTAAAAAGAAAGAAATAGTTGGAGATCAAACTAAAGGTGGAACTTATACTCCAGGATGGAAACCTCAACTATCTGTTAGAAGAGCTAAGACAGGCAAGATTTTTGATAATAAAAAAGTAAGTGCTAAAACTCATGAAAGATTTATGAAATTATTTAAGCACCGTGAAACAGGTGGCTGGAAAGAAGCAAAAGAGTATAAAAAATATTTAACAGGTATGGCTAAAGCTACTTCATCTAGATTTCCAGCTAATGCCTTTACGGCAGGTAAAACTGCATTAGGCGCTGCTCAATTAAAAGCACATTTAAAAACTAAATTACCTAAAGGTGCAACCACTACATTAGGTGGTACATTAGGTAAAGCTGCACGGATAGCTAAAGCAACTAGATATGGAAAAATAGCTTTAGGAGTAGCAGGAGCTGGTTTAGCAGCTAAAGAATATTTAAAACATAAATCTAAAAAGAAAGTACAAAAGAAAGCAACAGGTGGAGAAATCATTATCGGCAGAGGTGTTGATATTGATTTATTGTAATGACTTATGGCGACATCAGGTTCAACATCATTCGATCTCGATATAGACGAGATAATTCAAGAAGGCTACGAAAGAATAGGCCTTAACACCAATAGCGGTTACGATCTTAAAACTGCTAGAAGAAGTCTAAATATTTTATTTTCAGAATGGGGAAACAGAGGAGTTCACTTATGGAAAGTGGCTTTAAAACATCAAGCTTTAACATCAGGAACAAGAGAGTATACAGCTCCTACAGATTGTAGTGTTATACTAGAAGCGTATATTTCTACAACAGATTCAATTACAACAGATACCCAAGATGTTGCATTAACTAAAGTTTCTAGATCAGAGTATGCTTCAACACCTAATAAAGGAGCATTAGGACAACCTTCTCAATATTATGTGAGTAGAGTACAGCCACCTCAGATTACTTTATTTCAAACACCTGATGCCAGTACTTATACTTATTTAAAATATTATTATGTTAAAAAATTAGACGATGCGACTGCTTATTCTGATCAACAATCTGATGTTGTCTATAGATTTCAACCTGCAATGTGTGCAGGATTAGCTTACTACTTAGCTCAAAAGAGAGCACCTGAAAGAGTAGAAATGCTAAAAATTGTATATGAAGATGAATTAAGAAGAGCATTAGTTGAAGACGGCCAGAGAACTTCTGTATATATTGCTCCTAAAGATTACTTTCCGGCAGGTATCTAATGGGTAAATATGCAAGTGGTAAATATGCATTAGCCATTTCAGATAGATCAGGAATGCAATTTCCTTACAGAGAAATGGTATTTGAATGGACTGGAGCTTTTGTTCATATTAGTGAGTGGGAAGCTAAACAACCTCAAATCAATCCTAAGCTAATAAGCGCAGATCCTGTTGCTTTAAGAAATCCAAGACCTTTGCATCGAAGTGGTATTTTGGTACAATTAGATCCAGCAGCTTGGTTTGCAATTAATGGTAATATTAATCCAATACCTAGTGAAGCTGCTAGTGAATCAGGAAGCATGATGCCTCCTGAAACAGCTAATGAAGCAAATAGAAAACGAGAAGCAACAACTGTTGTTGGGAATGTAGTGGTAGCTATAACATGACGTATACTGAATTATTAACAAAATTAAGAGCTTATACGGAAGTAGATAGTTCTGTTTTAACAGATACTATTCTAAATGGTTTTATCCAAGATACTGAATTTAAAATATTCAGAGAAGTGGATGCAGACTATTCTAGAAAATACCAAACTTCTACTACTTCAGCAGGCAAAAGGTTTGTCGCTTTACCAACAGACCTTTATTATATTAGATCTGTTCAAGTAACATCAGGAACGGATAGAGTGTTTTTAGAAAAAAGGGATAATAGCTTTATAGCTGAATTTTATCCATCTACTACTGCTACTGCAGCAGTACCAAAGTATTATGCTAATTGGGATAAAGAGAATATTTTGTTGGCTCCTACACCAACAGGTGCTCTTAGTATCCAAATAGCTTATGTATTTACTCCAGAGCAGTTAAGCTCTTCGAATGCTACTACGACTATATCTACGGAAGCACCTAGCCTTTTATTATATGGCTGTTTAACAGAATGCTATGCTTATTTAAAAGGACCCATGGATATGTACAAACTGTATCAAGAGAAGTATAATGAAGCTATACAAGCTTATGCTCTAGAGCAAATGGGCAAAAGACTTAGAGATAACTACGATTTTGGTGTACCGCGTATCAAAGTACCGTCGCCATCACCGTAAAAAATTAAATTATGAGGAGAATATAATGGCAATAGCACAAGCAATTTGTAATAGTTTTAAAAAGCAATTACTAGAAGGAGATGCAAACTTTACGCAAACAACTGGTGATCAATTTAAATTAGCTCTGTACCAAAGTACAGCTAACTTAAGTGCATCAGCTACAGCGTATACATCATCTGGAGAAGCAACAGATACTGGAAGTGGAGACTATTCAGCTGGTGGAAAAAAACTAGCTAAAGGTAGTCAAAACACATCTGTAGCATCAGGTGTAGCAATTGTAGATTTCGCAGATCTTTCTTTTACTGGAGTTACTTTAACTGCAAGAGGAGCGCTAATTTATAACACATCATCAGCAGTAACTAATGCAGCAGTAGCTGTCTTGGACTTTGGTGGTAATAAAACAGCAACAGCAGGAACTTTTACAATACAATTTCCAGCTTTTACAACTTCTGCAGCTATATTAAGAATTAGCTAAGGAGGTTTTAAATGGCAGGAGCACCATCGGGTTGGGGTTCAAATGCCTGGGGAGAACAATTTTGGGAAGATAATGGAATTGTTCTAGACTATGGTGCATGGGGTTCATTAGTTCAAGGCTTCGGTGACGGAGTTTGGGG